CTTTGATGTAGACCAGTACGAACACAACCTTCCCCCTCAGTCTGCGGCTGGAGCTGCCGGTCAACCTAAATACGGAGGGACTACATCAGACCAAGAAGACAACCTTCGTCGATTGCGTGAGATGTACAAGACTGAAGGGGTTGAGACGGCACCGAATCTAGGCGAGTCGCCTCCTGCGGTCGATGATGCTGTGGGCCAGTACGAGTACAACCTTCCCCCTCAGTCAGAGCAGCCAGACTTCATGGGGCGCAATCGGGCTGTGGATCTGGCTTGGGAGAAGGACCTGGCAAACCGAAAGTCGGCACTAGACAGGCACCGGGGTGATCTCTTCGACGAAACAGGTACCCCCAGAGCAGGCCAGTTCCCGGCAGGCCATGAGTTCCGAAAGCCTGGTGATCTACTAGGGGCCGAGAACCCAAAATCGGTGTTGGATGAATATCGTGGGGACTTCTTTGATGCGTCAGGCGCACCTCGGGCGGGACAGTTCCCCTCAGAGCATGAGTTCTACTCTGGGGACGACCCCATGGGGACCAAGGCCGCAGTGGATTTGGCTTGGGATAAGGACGAGTTGTCACGGTTGGTGCGAGGCAAGTCAGAGGAACAGAGGGCCATGGTCTCGGGGATCCTGAAGGGGAAGCACGGGGCAGAGCTTGCTGCTGCCATAAAGCGTATACGCTCTATCATTTCGCGGGGAGAGAGTTGATTTTCCCCCTCTAGGAGAGACCCATGGCGTTGAATGGCGAGCAGATCGCAGGCATCATCAAGTCCCACCGCAGACAGCGGGAGAAGGACCTGAAGGACTGGGACAAGTACCGGGCTTGGTACTTGTCCGAGTATTGGAGTGCGAACGAGGACATTCCGCACGGGGCAGCCCCGGAGGACCGAGGCCGTGAGGCGGAGACGAATCTGGAGACGAACTATCCCTACGCCTACATCGATACGATGATCTCCAACATCTGTCCGACCAATCCCCAGGTCACCGTCACGGCCCGCCAAGAGAAGTTCCGTCCCGCAGGTAAGTTCCGCGAGGCTGTCATCAATGACTGTTTCCGTAGGAACAAGCTACATAAAAGATTATGGGCCTGTGCTACCGATGGCAGTCTCTGCGGGCGGGGGTTTATGAAGACGGTCTGGAATTTTGACCGTAACACTCCCGAGACATTCGTTATTGACCCACGGCATGTGTTCTTCGATAAGGCTGCTACCCGTTGGCGGGACATCCGCTACCTCATTGAGGTCACGGTGTTGACCGAGGATGAGTTCAAGAATCGCGCAAAGCGGAAGCGTGACGGCAGTGGAGCCCACTACCGCCCATCCGTGGCGAAGCTCGCGCAGGCGTCGGGGTACCCCCAGTGGCTTGAAGATCGAAGCCGTGATGAGGGGACTGTGGATAAGGCTACGAAGGCCTACTATCGGTGGATTACAGTCTATGAGGTCTACGATTTCGTGGGCGACCGGTACTTCCACGTACTCGATGAGGTGGATGAGCCCCTGTTTGAGTCGGACCTACCCTTCAAGTATGTACGAAATCCCTTCAGTATCCTGACGTTCAACGACAACAAGACCGACCTCGGAGGTCTGTCGGACGTTCGCCTCATTGAAGGGGCCCAGGCACGGCTTAACGAGATTGACACCCTGGAGCTGTGGCACGCCTACACCTCCATCCCTGTGCTGCTTTTGAATACTGCTCTGGTAGATGACCCCGAGTCGTTCATGTCCATGATTCAGGATGCGAACCAGCCGGGACAGATTGCCCATTTGCAGGCGAAGAACAACGCCCCATTACGGGATATCATTGGTCAAACGCCACTCCCCCAGTTGGATCCTAGTTTCGGGAAGATGAGGGATCGGTCTACCCAGATCATTGAGTTCATCTTGGGCATCCCACAGTACAGCCGAGGTGTCGTCGGTGTTGCCGATGTGGCCACCGAGGTTGCTTTGGCGGATACCGCGACTCGTACCCGTAATGGCAAACGCATCAAGCAGATGACCGATGTTTGCTCCGAGACGGGGAAGAAGATCGTGGGCCTCTACGAGGAGTTCCTCCCAGAAGACTCCGAGTTGGCCATTCGTCTGACCGACAGTCGGGAGGTCTTGGTTGTTTCTCGTCGTACAATGGCCCTGGCAAAGGATCGACCCGTTGGTGAGGAGCCACTCGACTACGATTATGACGCCGTGGCTTACTCCCCAACGGAGAATCATCGGATCGTTCAGCTCAAGAACCTGGAGAAGTATCTGCCAATTCTGATGCAGTCCCAAGCCGTGAACCAAGAGAAGCTGATGATGAAGCTTCTGGAACTGCTCCAGCTAGGCGACATCCTCAAGACCGAGGAGCCGCCCAAACCTGGCCAGGAGGGCCTAGGGGCCGTACCCCCGGAGATGGCGGCTATGATGGGAGGAGGTGGAATTGCTCCCCCCGGGATGCCGGGGATGGACAATATCGCCACAGGGGCCTTGCCCGAGGGGACTGATGTTCCCATCTCGCCCACGGCTATGGGTGGCCCCGGAGGCCCAGGGGTACCCATGTCTGCCAAGGGGCCTAGGCCTCAACTGCCTGGAGCTAAGTAGATGCCAGTCTATGATGTCGCTTGTGATTCGGCCCAGAGCTGTGGCTATTTCGAGGATGTGATCATCCCCTTAGCCCACCTCGACGATGCCATCTGTCCGACGTGTGAGGGCCCTATCCGCCGCCTACCCCGACCTGTGCGTACTGTGGGGCCTATGCCGAGCAAACCGCTAACCATCAAACAGATTGATCGGAGCTTCGAGAGCCCCGCAGAGTTGCGTCAGTATCAGAAAGAGAACCCGGATGCCCAAATCCTTTCCCCTGACTCGAAACAGTGGAAAGCCAAGGTAGCTAGGGTCCGCGCCGATGCTCAACAGCAGGCGAAGAAAGCTGGTTATCGTGATCTTGAGGATATGCAGGCCCGGAAGTGGAACAAGACGCCGGATGGCCGGGCCATAAAATGATTTTGCTCTAGTTCTTGACGTAAAATTTTTCACCCAGTACGGATAGTGCAATGCCTAAAGACGACCCTAGTGCTTATAGCCCCCAGGACGTAGCCCAAGAACTCTTGGCGTTAGACTCTGCCGAGGCGATCGTGACACGCCTTGATGAGCTGGGCTGGGAGCTTGCTCCTTCTGGTCAAGCAGCGGAGGAAGGCATTGGAGACGAAGGCCCCTTTGATGAGGTTATGGGTGGCGAAGGGGACGCTTCAGATTTTGAAGGCGCGGAAGAAGAGATGGAAGAGGACGCGGGTGGCTCCGACGTTCCGATGCCAGTGGGGCCCAAACCTCCGTACCTCACAGTTCTACGCATGAGTGCTGTGGATAAGGCCTTCGATAAACACGGGAAGAAGGGCAAGAAAAAGAGCAAGAAGGGTATGGACGAGGACGGCCTATATGCCTCCTGATGAAGTAAGTGCTGCTCCGGTAGCGGTTGAAGCTGCCCCTGCTCCTGAAGCCACTCCTGCCCCTACTACTACCTCTTCTGGGGCCAACTCTAGTTCGGATGGTCCGGTCTCGGGGGCGACCTCTCCTGCCCCCGAGGCCACACCGTCCGTAGTCGAGGGCGAAATCACACCCTCGCCCTATGACTCTTACAACTGGAATGAGTGGGACGGAAAGTATACTTCCTGGCCCGACGAGTTCCAGGGATGGGGAGAGAGGCTTCATGCGACCCTGGACAACGAGCGAGAGCAGATCCAGAGCCAGCAGGAGCTGTATAGTAATCTCCTAAGTGGCGCTGGGGATTCTCGTGCCGATGAGCTGTCTACGCAGATCGAGACACACCTGGAGAACATCCAATCGCTGGAACAGAAGATTGCCTCGGGGGAGGCAGCACTTCTAGCGGAACAACAGCGTTACAAGGTCTATCAGGATACCGTAGCCTCCGTGTTGGAGCAGGAAGCCGAACGTCATTATGACCGGTTTATCCGACAACATAGTGATGTTTTTACGAATGCGGACCTGAACACTAAGTTCGATACTCTTCTCGCCGAAGACTGGGAACCCGAAGATGCAGTGGGGGCTGTCCGCCTTTCGGACACAGCCTTCAAGCTCGTTCGCGCAGCAGTCAAAGAGGGGACTCCGGTACATCGTGCCCTGGAGTTGGCCGAGGCGAAACAGGCTCTGTCTGAGCCCCGACCCAGACCAGGGGCGAGGCTTACCTCGGGCGCTCGCCCCGGGGCTCGTCCACACCAGACGAATCGGATTGAGAACCGGAAGCCGCGAACCTTTGCAGAGATGCGGGAGTTTGCCATCGATAAGGCTTTTGCTACCCAGAAAAGGAAGTAACTCATGGCTATTAGCCCAGAAGTATTTGCGACCGCACTACAGGAGCAAATGAAGGGTCTCTCCGAGACTTTCATGCTCTGGCATCCCCTCCTTGAGGCGATTGTTACTCGCGGCAACATTGACAGCTCTACCCTCCAGGGCCCGTTCCGAGACTTCGTCTTGGTCCAAGGCGGTCCTGGTTCGGTGGACACCATCTATGGTGGCTCCGAGGTTCTCTCGGGAGGTCGTACCCAGCAGGGAATCCGTGGCAACACGTTCGCTGGCCGTATGATCTACAACTTCGATGTCCCGCTTAAAGACCTGGCCTATGCCAACGGTAAGCAGGACCTCGCTCGCATTCTTCAGAGCTATCCTGAGAATGCCATTGGCGACTTTCACGAGCGCATCAGTGCTCAGTTGGCAACCGGCACCGGAGCCCAGGTCGGCGCGTACCCCACCCTCTTTGGTGGGACCAGCGTAGGCGTGGGCACCTCATCTGTGTCCTTCAACCCTGAAGGTACGGCTCGTAGTGGTTTGTTCTTGGCTGAGCCCATTGCCGCCCAGACCTCTACCGTGCACAACGTGATCTCGTCCTCTGGGGCGGGTGGTTGTGTTGGTTGGCATAACCAGTATGCTCGTATCGGTAGTGGCTTTGCCACGGACGGTCGCTTCCAGCTGCGTGCGGCGTACTTCGATGCCTCGACGCAGGGTAAGACCATGGGTCCGGTGGACGTGATGTTTGCTGATCGTCTGACCTACATGCACCTCTTGGATGACCTTGATGACTACGTTCGCGTGGACTCGGTGACCGAGGGTGACCATGTTCCGAAGAACATCCGGCAGGGCATCAAGTTCATGTCTGGTACCATGTACCTGGAGTCGAGCATCGACATTGGCGCTACGTCGCTTGCAGGCACGCCCGCTGCTGATGGCCTTGTCTACGGTTTGAATACTGGCTCGTTCTACGCCTACAATGTGGGGCATGGCGGCGAGGAGACCAAGGGTAACTTCGAGGTCCGTGGACCATTCCGGCTCCCCGAGCAGGACATGATGCGTACCGAAATCGTGCTCCATCAGGGGCTGTATTGTAACCAACGTCGCACCAACTTCATCGTTACCGGTGGCGCGATTCCGTAGGGAGATCTCATGTCTGGATTTGGCGACAGCCTTACTACCGTAGGAACCGTTCAGCTTCACCCGCTGGGCACCATCGTGGTCGAGCCCGCTACCCAAAGCGGCACTCGTGCTAACCAGGGCGAGAAGCACTGGGTTTATGTTGGGAACAACAGCGGGGCCCCGATCGCTTTGGGCCATGCGTGCACACGTACCCTAGGAGGCCCAAGCCCCACCAATGAGATGTATCGTATAACGGTGGCCGCCACGTCGGCTCCCGTCTCGAATGTCATCGGTGTGGCTCAAGCAATCATTCCCGATGGAAGCTATGCCTTCATCGCACGGAAGGGGATTGCCACAGCACTAGCTGACGCCACAGGGGCGACCACAGCGTTACCCCTCGTGGTAGATGCGTCAACGGCAGGGTGTGTTTCTCACGGTGGTGCAACCGACCCAGGATTCGGTCAGACCCTAGGGGGTCAGGTTGGCGCGGGCACCTTCCTGGTCTATCTCGACTGTCAGGGCTAACCCTCTAAGGGAGTAGTCCTGTGAATTTGAAGGGTATTAGGGATGCAATCTTCGCTCAGGCGGACTGGGCACCGACCCAGTCGCCTGAAGCGATTGTGCGCGTCAACCGGTACATTAACCGGGCGTACAACCAGATATCGCTCGAAGCACCATTTTTGTTCTTCGAGTCGATACTGAAGTTCGCGACCCAACCGGATGTGGTTCCGACGTTGGTGACGGACACCTTACAGATTTGTCCGGCCAATGACACACTTCCGACAGCGGCCCGCAACCCTTGGGTGCTCTATGCAACCCTCAATGTGGGAACTGCGAGCGCCATTCAGTGGCAGACTGACCGTAGTTGGGATGGTCGGATGCTGGAGATTACTGTTACGGATGCTGCCGGTGTGAGCACAACGGTACGAAATCGTATCCGTTCGGTTTGGCAAGGGGATCTTGGTGCGGCAGACCATTTCTTCATCACGGTGGAGACGCCCTGGGACTACGCTACACATGGGTATGGGGAGTTCGCGGACTGGCGGGTCTACACGGACACTTACTACCTCCCCGACGATGTGATCACGGTCAAGTCCACACGGGTCTTCCAGGGAGGCCAGAACTGGCCTCTGAATACGATCAGTCAGGATGAGGCCGAGGACTATTCCCTCACGGACAAGCGCTCTGTAGTGGTCCACGGAATCCCTCGTGCGATGTTCCGTAGGCCCCATCGGCAGATGCCTGCGCCCACGGTAGCTCCGATTGCGACGTTCGACCTAGAAGCGACCGTGATGAAATGGTATGGACCAGAGCCTCCGGGACAGTTCCAATATGCCTTCACGTACTGCTGGGGCAAGCGGGACATGCAACTACGGAATCCCAATGGAGCCTATTGGGCTGGCTATGCGGCGAATGTTCAGAATACTGATACCCCTGGGTACAGCGCGACAACGGACGCTTCGCACCGGATGCGGGAGCCCTTGTGGGAGTCAGCCCCGTCGCCTCTTTCGGAAATCAAGACGGTTGTAATCACGGTGGCGGATGCCACGAACACCTCCCCTGGCGTGAAGCTGACTTTTCCCAATATCGACTACATGCAGGGGTTCTTTACGGCGGGGACACGCCACACAACGGGGGCCTTCGATAGACGCAATGTGCCTCAATCAGGCTGGTATATCCGTATCTATCGACGCAGGCTGACGGCGGATTTCACTAATTACTCGGTGCTAGGGACGGTAGTGAACACTCAACGGGTGCATGGAGCAGTGCCCCTACAGAACATCGAGTCCCCCGATGCCTATTACCTCCTTACCGAGCTGAACATCGATGAGTTGAATGACGGGGTTTGGGCTGATCGGGGAGAGGTCATACCAGATTACTCCCGGCGTATGAGGGACATCCATGGTTACCAGGGCATTGGGCTGTATCCGAGCCCTGATAATCGGTACGAGCTTGATCTACGTTGTATCCGTCGTCCCCAAGAACTCAAAGATGATCAGGATGCTCCGTTAATTCACGCGGAAGCCATCGAGGTCTTGATCACCCGTGCAATTATTTTTCTCCGAGAAGCAGAGGGAGCATCCGATCTTGCGGCGGCTGCCTGGTCGCAGTATGAACGAGCTATGGCGAATCTGACCAAACGGTATGGTAGCTTGCTACCTGCATCCCGAACTTGGGTGCGGCGACTAGCTGCAATTCGCCCTGGTCGATACCAGCAGCACGGCTGGCGTCGGTGGTACAAGCTTCCATAGGAGAGTGTAATGGAGAAGGACACGAAGTTCCCAGTCAAGCTGATCGGCGGCGGGGTTTATTCATCGGTTAGTCAGGATGGCTCATACGTGGAAGGCACCTGTCTTTCCGTGAAAGAGGTAAACGGTAAGCGCAAGGGCGTCATTATGTTCCTGGGGTACAAGCCGGCGACCTACGAGGAGGGTACCGATCAGACGAACGCCCTCAAGCTTATAGGGCGTCCCGCTTCGCCTAAGATCGGTCGGCCCCGCAAGCCCGGGAAGTAGGCCATGGCTGACCCGCGACGACGGGTCCGTGTAGGACCACATCATTTGCGTATCGCGTCTGGGAAGATGTTTATCCCAGATGATGTGGCGAGCCATATCGAGAATATGTACCTTACTACCGAAGGAACACTACGGTCGGTTGTAGGGCCAGCCCCTTATGTGCCAGATACACCCGCAACCGGGGGCGGGGCACCTCCGTCTGGGGGCACTCCCAGTACCCAATTTGGTCTGACCTATGGCAATGTGATGAAGGGCATTACCCATGCCCTTATCAATGGGGGGCACAAGGAGATCCTGCTCCTTCACACGCTGGACCAGATCTGGACTTTTCGGGGCTGGCAACACAAGGGTGTAGGAACAACGGCTTGGTATCCGCTGATGGCTCCCCCAGGTACCTCACCCGTCCCGGGGACCACGGCAGCAATGCCCAATGATCAACGACCTCGGTATCCAACCCAGTTCGTAACGACACCCACGGGGGTTGTGATTATCCCGCAGGACTCCCGGGCCCATTTTTATGATGGGGAGATTGCTCTGCCGCTAGGGTACGGCATGACTCCTGGTCCTCCGGTAGGTATCGGACCAGACAGCCAGCAGCTCTCTACAGCTTGGAGCTATGGGTGGCGTTATGCCGATGCCCCCGAGGGCTGGGTCAACAACACAGCCTACGCCCATGATGGACTGATTGGTTTCGATACCGAGATGAGCCCGACGTTCAAGTATGGGCGTATTGGTACCACTATCCAGTCGGGGACGAGCACCGAGTGGTCGAAGGTACTTGACCCTGATGCTGGGAGCGGCACCCTCGATATTTTCAAAGACAGTGGGGCGGGCTGGTTGGAACCAGGCTCTTGGCGATGCTGTGTGCAGTTCGTAGATCGTTGGGGCAACCTGTCCCCGCTCTCGGGACCAAGCAACGATGTCCGTCTTGAAAGACAAGCCTCCCTTTGGATTGAGAGCGATGGGGGGGCCCCACCTACCTATTCAGTAGGACCTACTTTGTTGGAGCGCGTGCGGAAGCAGCTTGGGTGGACGGGCGTACCTCTAGGGCCAACAGGGACGTTGGGGCGGATCTTGTACCGGACGAAGGACACCATTAACAGTGGTACTGCCAAGTTTTTTGAGCTTCCACTGAACTCGACCACATCTGCTGATGTGTTTGCTACGCTTCCAGACAATGTCACGACCTTCTACCCCGACAATATCCCTGACTTTTGGTTGTCCCAGAATCCCCTGCGCCCCATACCTGTGCGGAACTTCAAGGTGGGGGCCTTGGCCTTCGGTCGGCTTTGGACGGGCAACTTTGAGGGGGCCCCTGGCCTAATCTATCCTTCCATGATTGGGCGCTGGGGCACGTTCTTGGAGGATGAGGGTATCTACCCAGACCCCTCGGGTGGGGCCATAACGGGGTTCCTTACTGTGCCCAATGGGCTTCTAGCTTACACCGAGGTTTCAACGTACCGCATTGAGCCCTATTACGATGGTGAGGGCTTTCGATCGATGTCGCTCTCACAGACGGTTGGTTGTGATGCGCCTAGTTCGGCTCAGAATCTGCCCGATGGGCGGTCGATTTGGAAGGCACGGGACGGGTTCTACACGTATGACGGGACCACTATCAAGTACATAAGTGAGGAGCTAGAAGAGTTCTGGAAGAGCCATAACCAAGCTCGGGCGTGCCAAGCTACCTCTGCGGTTGATGGTCGGGCCCAGATCTATCGGTGTTGGGTCTCGGTGAATGGCGAACGGGAGAACTCTCGTTGCTATGAGTACGACGGTATGGGCTGGCGTATTCGCACAGACGTGTCTGTTGCTGCCGCGTGTACCACCCAGGATCACCGAGGCTATACACTCGCGGCGGGTAAGCACGGCACCACACACGGCGTGTGGTTGCTCGACCATGAGGTCAAGAGCTACGACCCGGCTGTGACTCAAAACCGGGAAGCAATCATCAAGACGGCTTGGATGTCGGCGGTAGCGAGTCAAAAACGCCGTACTATGTACCAACTTCGTCTTTGGTTGGTGGAGCATAGTTCTTCTGACATTACGGTGGAGATCCAGCGGGACTGGCGGGAGACCATTACAGAGACACACACTGTTCCCCAGAATCCTACAGATGATCCTCCCCCTTTCTGGAATACAGCTGTACTTGATGCGACGGACACGACGTGGCTTCGACGTAGACCCTATTGGCGTCGGGTGCAGATCTACGTCCCTTCTGCCGAGGTCTTTCGGATGATCATTCGAGGCACGGGCCGCTGGGAGTTCATTGGCTTTGAGGCCGAAGAGGTACAGCACCAGACCGGTGGGTCGAGGATGCCGCCATGAGTTGGAAGTTTCCGAAACATCGACCTCGCTCGTCCGAGGTACTCTCCTCAGAGGACATGAACGAGAACTTCCTCGCTCCCTTCGATGAGTTGAGTGGAGAACTGAACGAACATAATTTCCTAGACGGGTTCGCCTCGGCCCAAGGGACACGCCTGCATACAGACGCAGGCCTTACAACGACTACTACGTGGACTCTGGGGAACCCCACCCTGCCGGCAGCAGTAGGGTCCAATGTCCCTTTGGATTTTACGGACCAGTGGGCCCCAGTCTTGTCGGGCCCAGGCCTAGCCCTGCCCTTAGAGGTGACCTTCACATCAGTGGGGGGAACTCTCTGGATTTTGGCCAGCTTCCAGGCCCTACTTACCATGCCCGGGGGCATGGGGTACAACTTTGCTTTGGAGCTAGACGGGTCCGTCCTGTATGAGTCGTTGTTTGGGGGGGGAGACCTGGGTAACGACCTGCTTCTGTCAGCAACACCTTACACCTCAAATGGCCCGGCAGTAGAGGGGAAATACATCCCCGTTGTGTTAGAAGCACAGGTTGTCGTCCCCCCGGGCAACCACACGGTAAAGGTAGTTGCGCGGACGTTACGGCAGCTAACGGGTCAACCCCAGGTTGGGTTAAGCCACCGGGAACTCACTGTAATTCAGTTGTTGAGGTAGTTGTGGCCGAGATCAATTATACCCCCATCGCCCCGGGAGACGCGACAACAGCGGCCTCATTGAACACGCCCTTTCAGGCGGGTGTAGCCGGGGTCAATGCACTAGAGCCCTATGCCCTTCGCCCCGGCGCATTGCGGGCAGACCATCTTCCTTCTGTGGCAAACATCCTGGGTACGACCGTAGTGGGAGAAGATTTCTTGGCCCATGGTAACTATACAAAACAATGGGATTCGTTAGCGCCGAATAACGATCTCACTGACTGGGACATTGTGGCTGACTCTACCGGAAAACAACTCTCCCTCACTTGGACGCCCTTTAGGTTGGGCATGGATGTGGCCGTACATAGGTACGCGGCAATCTTGGTTTTGGTCAATGTGCATTATCTTTCTTCCACCGAGAATGTTATCCCTACCCAAGGCATTTCGGATGCAGTCATCAGTGTGCAGTTTAGGCAACCGGGGGCAGGAGCCACTTGGTGGACACTCAATCGGGCCACACGCCTTTGCTCCCAACGGGCACATCGACCCACCCTACCTGACCCCGTAAATGAGCGTACATACCAGGATATTCCCATCCGGGCGTTAATTACTAAGGATGATTTGGTCCAATTTGGAGGCGGCGGTACTCACGCGATCGATGGGGTACGTGTTGTTGTAGCGGGGAACGATATTATCAATGCCCCGCCAGTGCCTCTTGTCATGCTTCGCGAGGGGCGACTTACGGTTCTGCGCATACGGTCGGGGGGATTACCAACCTAATGGCAACTATCACTATTCCTAACTTCGTTGCCGGACAAACGACTGATGCAGATACTGTGGCATCGGATTTCTATGATGCTGCGAACGCAACTGGGTCCTTTGAGGTAATCAACGGTAACCTAGATTTAACCAACCTACCCACCGGAGACCTTACTCGGGAGATGATCCAACCTGGGGCACTCACAGGAGCAGGTGGTACAAGTGGTACAGCAAACCTAGACTATTTTCGTTCTCTCTTTGAGAGTCCCCCCACGACCGCTGTTGGGGAGGAGACTATAGGTCCCGACCAAGACGCTGTTGATGACAATAAGGGTAGGTACCTAGCAATCCCCGGCGCATCCAAATCGTTCTACTTACCCTACGTGGCCGACGCGATCTTCACTTGGACCGTAATGTGGGGGAATGATGCAAATAGCCCGACTGGTTTTTCTGGTACACTTCTTCGCTTGTTTGTGGATGGTGTGCCCGTGAATGAACAGGTTCGTACCGTTGCAACAACTCACTTTACAGAAGCACCCATGACAACCCACGCGGCCTTCATGCTACAGCGGGGGCGATATTGGTCGGGACACCACGCCGTAACGGGCCTCACTCCGGGGCATCACAGCGTGAGTATCCGCATTTTTGGTGCTGCTGGTACACAAGGTGGTCCCAAGCAGTCTCGGGTGTGGGCACGCTCGATGCGCTACTTCTACTTCATGCAACCCCCGGAGTAATACGATGGCACCGACCATAGCCGATCTCCTGGCTGCCAGGCAGCAGCAACAAACCGGCACATCGAAGAAGAAGACTTACACCGTGGCTGAACTGATAGAAGCGCGGAATCGTCGAGATAACCAGAAGCAGAAGATCATGTCCTCCAAGGCGACCGAGCTACAGGAGCAATTAGACTCTCCCCACGAGGGGACAGGGGATGAAGCTGCTGTCGAAGAGAGCCCAGTAGGATCAACGCCAGCTCTAGCATCAGTCCCCACGCCCGATCCCAAACCCGATCCCGAGCCCGACGAAGAGTCCATCGTTCCCGAAAAGGAAAGCCTCCTACAGAGCGGCATCCGGCTGGCCTCTAAGGCACTGACCCCTCAAGGCACACTACCCCTGGGGGCTCTCGCGAATGTTCCAAATATACCTCTAGTCCTGTATCGTGAACTTGAAGAGGCAAAACAACGGAAGCTTGAGACAGATCCCGATCTCCAACAGTTCAAGGAGGAGTAGTCATGGGCATGATGAAAAAGGTAGAAAGCGGTAAGAAGAGTCCTTCGGACTATAGCAACCCGAAGCGGAGGATGAAAGCACAGAACATCCTCGACACAAAGATGATGGAGGAGAACCCTGCGGGGTTCGGGAAGTCCGAGGCCGAGATTCAGAGCGATATTGACAGGACCACCCAGGTTGCCAACTCCAAGCTTCAGGGTGCCCAGGCTCCCATGAACCGTATGGTACTGGGGGCCCAGGGGTTTCAGGTAGGTGATGTCAATCAGGCTACCCGGGAGATGGCCGAGGTTATTCCCGAGGTTGTGTCTCAAGGTTCGGCCCAAGCTCTTGCTACGAACCAGGCCTTGGTTCGGGCGGGAGTAGCTCGGACTCTTGGTCAGATGGACACAGCCGTAGCCCGGAAGACCCAACAGGACCAGTATTGGGGGAGCAAAGCCATCGATATTGGTATGGGGATGGCCGAGTACGCAGCGAAGCCCCTTGGGCTGGTCTAGTAGGAGGTAGGAAATGGCAGAGGCAACGGGGCTTACCCAGCAAGATCAGAATGCACTCTATGAGAGCCGGAAACGTCTGGCTAGATCTCGTGCGGCCAGAGGAGTCACGGCCATACAGGCTCTTCTAGGGGAGGACGACCCCCAGAACTATCGTATAACAAACGAACTACGTCGTCAGGCTCGCACAGGAGCGAAGTTCACGCCGAATCAAGCGGCAGAGCTGCGCCTCAAGGTGGCCAAGCTGGTGAACGACCACAAGAAGGCCGTCCTCACAGCCAAGGGGAAGGAGGGGGAGGCGGCTTATAAGAAGCTCGAATCCATCATGGGGCTTGTAAAGACCTACACCACGGCCATTGCTGGTCTTCAGGGGAAGAAGGTCGCCCAAATGCCTGGTGTTACAGAGGGGGAACGCGACCAACTTCTGTCCCAGTATGAACGGTCAGTAGGCAAAACGGGCACGGAAGGGCCCACTCCACCCGATGGCTTGGCTTATGCGGCCATGCAGCTACGGGATGGTAAGGGAACCTTCGGGAACCTTTGGGTACCTGATGCTACTGGTGCTGGTGGTGATGATCGGAAATTTGCCGAGGCGCTTAGGTTGGAATTGTCTCTCCATAAGCCCCTTGACCGGATGGCTCTCTTTCGTCAGCTCGATGCGATATCAAATGGACGGTTGGCTCCTATGATAGAAAATGTCGCTCACGCCGAGGGACAAGATCTAACACATCTGCTCCAGCAGACTGAACACGCAATTTCCAAGGCCAACGTCGTTCTACAGGAGGGCGCAGAGGCATTCTACCAGCGCACCAAGAGTGATATTCATCAGATCGGAATCCCTAGCCTAGACAAACTCATAGGGTATCTCGATGGTGCCGACCTTGATCCCGAGCAGGCTGCGGGGCTTGCAGATCAGATCGCCCAAGAGGTCGGAGGCAGTGGGGACGAAGATGGTGAAGGTCAGTTCGCTAAGGTCCTCAATGACCTTGATGATGATGCCCAGAAGCACCATGCCGCCGTAATCTCCGGTCGAGAAGACCTGTATGCCACGAAAGAGTTCCAGAAGTTCAAGGAGATGCACGGCATCAAGGATGACCGTATAGGCCTTCGTCTGCTGAATAAGGTCTATCGGGCGGAACGTAAGACTCGACGAAAGCACGACCGTCAGATTCTGCATGACGAAGCCAAAGGCTTACAGGGCTTTCGGGAACCTGTACCTGAAGAGGACA